AAAAACAGGCTTGTTTTAATTTTGAGGTCAGCCTGGGTAATAACCTTGCCATGCTGCATGAAGAATTGCATTCCGGCATTTATCAACCGGCACCATACAGGACGTTTAAAGTGTATGAGCCAAAAGACCGGTTGATTTATGCGCCAACATTTCGGGATATCGTGGTGCAACATGCCATTTATAGAGTTATATATTCCATTTTTGATCGTACTTTTATCAATACGTCTTTTGCCTGTCGTAAGGGTATGGGTACCCACAAGGCTTGTGTTTATACACAAAGGGCTTTGCAATCTTGCTCAGGGGATGAATACACATTAAAACTTGATATCAGAAAGTTTTTTTATTCTATCAATCGGAATATTCTCAGAAAATTGATAGAACGAAAAATCAAGGACAAACGATTTGTCGATATTATGATGGCATTTGCTTTTATAGATGCTCCGGACGGCATCCCAATAGGCAACCTTTTAAGCCAGATTTATGCCCTGCTTTATATGAACCCTGTTGATCATTTTGTAAAACGGGTGTTGAAAATAAAACATTATGTCAGGTATGTGGATGATTTTATTTTGATTGGCATCACCCGGGATCAATGTCTTTTGTTCCGGGAAAAAATTATTCAATTTTTAAAGGATGGCCTGGTCTTAAGGCTTTCAAAATCAACCATCCAAAAAGTCAAAAAGGGTTTGAACTTTGTCGGGTACCGCACCTGGAAAAATAAAAAATTTATTCGAAAATTCAGTCTTTATAAATTTAAACGCATGGTCAAAAAAAGTGATCAGGCGGCTGTCGCGTCTATCCTTGGCCATGCAAAATATACCAATTCTTTGCCATACATGCTTAAAATCTTAAAAGAGGTTAAAAATGATATTAAAATACCAAAAAATTATCGACGATTATACAACACGTACGCTTATTGAACCGGATTACCAAGAAGATGCCCAGCGTATAACAGAATTGTGCACGATTGGAGATGACACATATGTGCATGTGCCTGACTCTATGGTTTTACCGGAACAACCTTTTGACATTGTGCTCATGGATGTCACCATGGAATCGACGGATGAAATGAGGGCGGAAATTTCTGCTGTATCTCCACACATGCGCTTGATCAATACCCGGGTGGTGGAAAAAATCAGAAAAAAATATTCTGAAAATGATGAAATGAAAATGTTGCGACAGCTTGCCCAGGGAGCCGAGTGCCAGGAATATATAGAGCATATTGAAAGCTGCCGAGCCTGGGGCCGGACAGAAAAAGAGAAAATAGGATTATAGAATGCCTTATCTTGCATTGCCATCATCGGCCTTGATCCAGGGTGTTAATTCCATTAAAGCATGGTCTGCCGGATCAGTTCCAATTACGCTAACTAAAATCAAAGTCTATTCTTCCAAAGAAGCTGGGATTTTAAGCCAGACTGTCAGGCCTGACGGGTCGTTAATGCCTGTTGCACAGTCCGTTAGTGTTCTGGCGGCAGCCAAGGCGCATCTGGCAGAAGTAATTGCAAAAGCCTACGCAGATGGAATAGTCACTGCTGAAGAAGCAAGGGCCATAGCTGATGCTCAGGCCAAGGCTGATGCCGCCCAGGCTTATACGGAAGCTTGGAGCGAACCGGGAGCCACGAATGATGCAGACATTAGGCATGGTTCCGACACCACTATGATTGATGGTGGCAAGATATATGCTGGTAGCCAGATCAACATTGGCAATTTGATAAATGGTGATTATTGCCGCATTGATGCCGGAGATATTGATTTTTATTATTGGATAGGTTCCACTCATGTTCAATATAAAAGCCTGAAAAGACGGGAAGAAGGTGTTGGCGAACATGATGATGTTATTAATATTCCTGGATATTTTAAAGAAATTCCGAAAGTAGATGTTATTCCAAAATCAACCCAAACATACAGTGTTGCCCTTGCCGCTTATGGCGTGGATCAAGTATTGCAATGTAATGCAGAAAATATCACTGAATATTCATCGGCGCGATGGCGCTTCACTGTTAAATGCTTGTTGATTGCATCCAGTGCCGGGGTTTTTAGTGATCCAGTAGCTATTGTGTCTGGCACTGATACACGAATGCTCTATTGGAACCATGAAACATTAGTTAAAACACTTACATCGGCAACAGTCACATCTCCATCAAATACAACCCAAATTATACTATCCGGCAAGGCATCTGAGTCCGGCAATGGGTATATTCATGGATTAAGGATAGTGGTATTTGCAGTGGTTGACGGAGACAGTACTCAAATTGCAACAAAAACATGGACTTCACTTTACAATACAGCTCCATATACTCTTATATCGGATTGGTCCAACGAGGTAATAGATGTTACATCGGGTGTTCATGATGTGTATTTTACAGCAAATTTTTATGCCCTTGCGTGGGAAAACAGTATAACCACTAATCAATTGTTAGAAAATTTAAATGTTGGATATACTTTCACCCCTGATGGCCAAGCAGCAGCCGGAGAAATTAAATGGATAGCAACAGGGGAATAAAAAGGTTTGATAGTTTATTGCCAGAAAGGTTTAATGCAGTAATAAAAACGGGTTTCTACAAGGAGCGTCACAATATTGAATTTTAAATTATTTCCATACACAGAGATAGACGGGATACGGACAATCTCAGATTCAGACATGAAAAGGCTTTTTGATAGGACTGTCAACGACGGATCGGATAAAATTGTTTTCTACGAAGGGACCATATTAACAAGCGATGAATTTTTGACAGCGATGAAATCCCCCCAGGTTCTTTTTTATGTTTTGTATTTAGGGGCTGATATAGTGGGGTATACATGGCTCAATCGTTTTGAAAACCATACCGCAAGGAATCATTTTTGTGGGTTTTCGGAAGTGTGGGGGCAATCCGTTGTCCTTGGGAGAAAGGCTATTTCCCAATTAATTCGGATGAAAGACAGGTCTGGTCACTATATCTTTGATCTTTTTACCGGGTTTATCCCTGTCTGGAATAAGCTTGCGATTGATTTTGCCTTAAATTGCGGGGCACAAACCCACGGGGTTATACCTAATGCCATATGGAATCAGGAAAAACAAAAAAGTGAAGACGCAGTATTTATATATTATACAAGAGGTGACGCATGACAAATCGAATGGGGCCGTTTAAATTTAGACGCAAATTGCTTTATTTTAAAGGCGGGAGTTCTGCCGGGGATACCTATGATGCCGCATATAACGCTCGAATGGCTACGATTGCTGAGTCCCAGCAGGGCATGGCGGACGAGTATTATAAATTTTGGGAAACCGATTATAAGCCCATGGAACAAGCCAAAATTAAGGCCAACATGGATATGATACCGCTTGAAACTGCCTACAATACAGAAAAAATGCAAGCAGACAGGGATTTGCTTCCAGGACAAGTCGAGCTTGGGGCGGCTCAAAGCAAATCGGCTCTCTCCCTTCTTCCCGGGCAAACAGACTTAGCGATGGCAAAGAATGCAGATGATCTAACCGCCATAGGAGAAAAAGCACCGGTCAGGAATGCTTTTTTTAAAGAGTCGATAGATGGAGTTAACGTTACGGACCGAGTGAATCAAGCTGGCGCGGACGCTGCACAGGCATTTGCCGGGTCACGGGCTGTCATGGGTCGTGATGCTGCAAGAATGGGAATTAATCCGAATTCGGGCAGGTTCGCGTCTATGACGAATACAAACGCTATAAACCGTGCAAAATCAATAAGTGGGGCGAGAACAACGGCAAGGAGCGGAGCGGAGCAAGAAAAATACGCTCGATTAACGAATGCGATGGGGTATTAAAAATGTATGAGATTGAAAATCCAATTGGCAAAGCTATGAACGGAATGGGCCAGGCTGCAGGAACTTACGGGAATATGATGAAGAATATCCCGGCGAATCGAGATCCTGGGCCGAGCGTCGGGGGTGCTATAAATGCTGGCATGGGTGGCGTAGGGGCAGCGGCAACGGTCGGGAGCCTGATGGCAGCACCGGGTGCCGTCGGGATGGCGGCTATAGGAGGGCCTATTACTCTTGGCATTGGTGCAGCGCTTGGTATTGGTTCATATTTACTTTCATAAGGAGTTATAACAATGACTTACAGACATCCACGGGATGAAATCGGGGCAAGCTTAATGGGAGTTGCCAATACCTTAAACAGCATTCAGGCCATGGGGCAGAGGAACACCACATTCAAGCATCAGCAGGACGACAGAAAAACCCGGCTGGATGAAAAAGATCAACACAGGTCCGCCTTGGGCACGATGCAGGAAACAGGGAAATTGCCGGAAGGTACGCCTGCAGATATCGGCATCTCCGTAAAAGAAGATTATTTAAAGGGACTTGATACGGACCTGGGAATTGCTGACGCTCAAGAGGCCGACGGTGTTAGGGGAAGAAGCAGCGAAATATCCACATGGATGTCAGAGAACCCTGGGCAACCATTTGATAAAATCCCTACAAATTTAACGGCAGGGGTTGTAGGCCAAAAATCTTTGGCAAATGTGATAGGGCTTTACGGGAAGACCGCTGAGGCCCAAAAAACATTTATGCAAAATCGGCTTCCCATTATCGAGAAGCATGCTAAAAACTTTTTTAATAGCAGAAACCTTGTTAATGATGCCTTGAAAGCCGGGAAAACTGATATGGCGGTTAATGGATTGGTACAAATGTCAAAAGAATTAACTTTTTCCCCGTACCAGCTCGGAGAATATGATCCAGAAACAAAATTATTTTCTTTGGAATATTTTGACAGGAGAACAGGAAAACTTCAGAACAACGGAACAAAACACATTGATGAAGTCATAACGGAAATGAATGCTTTGGGAGAAAAAGAATTTATTTCTGTTGCGGCATCTAAAATGGAAGCTAAGCGACAAGAGAACCTTGTGGCAGAAGCAAACCCCCGGCATGGCAAAACGAGTACCGGGAAATCAACTCTTGTGATACCCCAGGTAAAAGTCACAGACCAAACCGGCGGGGTGGATATCAGGGTTAAAGATGAAAAAACCGGAGAGTTATTGGGAGAATATAAATCATGGGACGCTTTTTATTCTTCTGGGAATTCTGTTGAAGATCTCAAACGAGAGAAAGATCTTGCCGGGATTGATTCAGAAAAAGCTTTGGCGATCCAAAGGACGGCGTCTGCCAATAAAAGCGATGCTGAAAAAAATTATTACACAAAAAAAACGAATGCCCTGGGCGATAAGGTCATAGATGAAAAACTTTATGATGATAAGGGGAATAGCTATACAGCCAAAAGCAAGGCAGAGTTTGATAATTATATCAAGATGGGCCTTACAAGAATTAATCCGAAACGGGATAAAGGCATAGACGCTGCAAACGTGAAGTCTTTTGCTATGCAGGCGGCGGGGTCCGGGATGGAACAAGATCTTGAAACCGGAGACGTTTCCGGCACGGTGAGAGCAACGGATATGCCTCAGCTTTTAAAGATTGCCAATGGGTTGGGCCTTTCTCTTTATGATGAGGGCGGACAGGTGATTGATGAAAACGGATGGATGCCAGGCGGTAAAAAAGAAGCCTTCAAGGTTTCAGTGTTACCCCCAGGCACAAAACGGATTGGGGTGGACCCGGTTGAAAATAAAAAAAAAGGGGATAAGTTTAATTCTTCTGCAAAAAAAGAGGATGAACTTGAGAAAAAACCAAACGCCATGGGAACCGACGTTAAAGAGACCAAAGGCAAGCAACCCATATACCAGATGTCAAAAGAAGAAATTAAAAATATTTACAGGTTCAGTGCCATGCCCGGGAGCGATGAGCCCGGCACAACTCCTTTGACCATTGTGCAAGGACTCATAAACAAGAACGTTCATCCTGATTTTCCGAAATGGGGCGAAGGGAAAATAGGAAAAGCATTAAGGGATGCCGGAATTGAAACGGATCTTCAAAAAATAAAAACAATCGTCAAAACGCTAAAAAGTAGATTCGAGAACGCCACGGAAGATCAAATAATCAAGATGATCAAACAATCTGCAAAGAAAGGATTATAGACAAAATGCCTTTTGACTTAAAATCAGCCTTAAAGGAAATGTCTGAAAGCGAGATCGCTCAGTATCTCTTGAATGAGAATGGGTATACTGAAAAGGATTATGCTTCCTTAAAAGAGAATAATTTCACAGATGCCGATATAAACCGGAATATCCTTAAAATGGAGAAAACCGATTATGAGGATGTTGTTACCCGGAACTTTAACGAGCAGAACATGGGAGATGTCCAAAGGGGCGTTGTTCGTGGCGCCCATGGTATTGCAAGTTCTACATATGGTATGGCGGCTCTTGGCGGTAACGTCTTGCAAAACATGGGGGCTGAAGATACCGGAAAAGCGATCCAAGGCTTTGGCATGGAAGGGTATAAGGAACATGAGCATGAAGCCTCCCTTCACCCAAAAGATAAATTTTCAGATAGCAAGATAGGTTGGGCTCTTGGCACTGGTGCTGAATTAATCCCGATTATGACAGAGGTTGCTATCGGTTCTGCCCTGGGCGGTGGTGCCGGGTTAGTTGCCGGAAAACAGTTTATAAAACAGGGCATGGAAGTTGCTATTAAAAAAGGCATTAAAAAGCAAGCTACAAAGATAGGCGCCAAGACCGGTGTCGCGGCAGGCATATTTCCTCTTGAAACCGGCAGTATGTATGGGGAGCTTAGAAACGAGCATGGAGTAAAGGCTCCGTGGTCCGCCGTCTTTTTTGGAAGCCTTGCGACCGCCCTTGAATTTACTGGTGGTAATGTCAGGCTGATTGATACCATGTTTGATGCCGTTAAAAACGGAAAAGGCAGTATCACAAAGGCCATTGCCAAACAATTAATAAAGACCATGCCGGCAGAGGCATTGCAGGAAGCCGGGCAGGAAACATTTGCCATCCTCAATGTTGTTGCCAACACTGATGAAAAATTATTGACCAAGGATAATTTTTTAAGAATTGGAGAATCCGCCGGGGCTGGTGCCGTTGGCGGTTTTATGGGTGCTGTGCCTCATGGTGTAATATCCGGGATAAAAGAGAAAAAGAATCCGCCGCCGACTGCAGACGATGAACCTGGGGGTAGTATTCCCATTGTTGAGGAAGAAGAAGTCCAAGCCGATGATCCGAGATTAAAAAATGCTTTCAATGTTTTGGCAAAAGATACAAAAAAAGAACTCGGGGATATCGAGGACAAGTCCGTAAAAAATCTTAATGCCTTTATGCCGCCTGTTCAGAAAAAACCAGAAGCGCCCCATGTAGAAACACAATCCATACCTCAGGAACCAATAAGGGAGATATCGGAAGAAGAACAAGCCCATATTATCGCGCAAGGCGAGATTGATCAACAAAACGAGATTGATGCCATAAACGCAATGGTGGGTCAAGACGATCCTTTTATGAGCCCAAAACAGGCCGATATAGAGGGAAAAGAAGAAAGGACTACTCCTGCTACTCAAAAAGTATCGAAAAGAGGCGAAGATTGGGGCAGATATGATAAAAAGCAAAAAGCCTTGTTTGATAGTGGAGAATGGGCGTCTCTTGCCGTATCAGAAAAAACCACACTGGGTGGTGGAAAGCAAGAAGCCAAAAAAATGGACGAAGGGTTTGTTGACGTAGAACATAGAGCAATAAAAACAGACGAAGGCATTATCATCCAGCAAAGAAAGAAACCGGAACCCAAGGAGCCTGGTCCTGAACATGAGGTATCCCCAGAAGAGGTCGAGACAGATCCGACAGATGCACAGAAAGAAGCCGGGAATTACAAGAAAGTCCATATTAAGATAGATAACTTTGATATCTCCATTGAAAACCCGGATGGATCTGTAAGAAAAGGGACAAACAAATCCGGCAAAAAGTGGGAATCCAAAATGCACGGCCACTATGGATATTTCAAAAGAACTCTTGGGAAAGATGGTGATCAAGTTGACGTTGTTGTAAAGCCGAAAACAGAAACAAGCCCCAAGGTGTTCGTTGTAGATCAGGTGAATGAGCAGGGCCAGTTTGATGAGCATAAAGTCATAATGGGGACTGAATCAGCCAAAGAAGCCAAAGACTTGTATCTGTCCAATTATGAGAAGGGCTGGAATGGTTTTGGGGAAATCACTGAAATGGATACAGAGACTTTCAGGGGTTGGGTCAAAGACGGAAAGAGGACTAAAAAGCCATTGGCCGGCGGCCTTGATGGTTCTTTTAAAAACTCTAAACCCCTTGATGCCCATAGTCCGGATAAAAAGGTTGACGGCTTTCAAGTTGGCCAGGCCGTTTCCTGGGATACCAAAACAAAAGGTGTTCAATCTGGAACCATTGTGAAAAAAGAGGGGAAAAACTGGCGGGTCAAAAAAGATGATACCGGGCGGGAGACTCTGATTAAAGAGCCTTTTGTGAAGAAGGAAGAGCCTGAGCAGACAAAAGAAGAAATGCTTGATGCAATGGATTCTTTTTTTGCTGATGATAAAAAGAAAAAACCAGAAGCCAAAGGCGAGGCCCTTTTTAAAGCCGAAGAAATTACAGAATTCAAAAAGTATGATATCGACGTTTCAGGCGTCACTCCTCAATATAAAAATGAAGCCTTTCAGATGTTAGATCAGGCAAAAAAAGAAGAAACCAAGCTTGCTGACCCTGATTATAATAAAAATGTTCAAGCCGAATATGACCGTATTGAGGAAGAACAGAAAGGGACCGAACCCAAAAGCAACAAGGGGATACCAAAAGACACAACCTCTCTTGTCGGAAAAAATAAAGACGGCGAAAACGTATATCAAGATAAAGATGGCATGAGGTCTTATGAAGCTTCCCCCGGCATTATTGTTCATCAAAAGGGAAGGCTTGTCCCCGGCGGGGTTTCGACATTTGATTCTCTTGACACCCTTTTTGAAAAGAAAAGCTATGAGATGTTAACTTCAGAAGAAATCGATGGCTTTGTCGATAGTTATGAACCGCCTTCCGATTGGAGAGGAAACCTTATAAAAGCAAGGGAATATGCAGCAAGGCTTATAGATGGCGGGCGGATTGATTATAAAAAAGCCAAAGAGGCGTGGACTGATCGGGACGGGCTTGTTTCTTTGATAGATGAGACCACCGGTGTCGAGGCTCTTGATGCAGAAGAAAATCAAATCAATGAAGATATAAAGGAAACCGTCGGAGACATCCAACCCGAACCCCAGGCAAAATCAGAGCCCGAGAAGAAACCCACTACAAAAGAAAAGCTGAAAGCAGAATGGGACAAGCAGGCCCAGGCCCAGAAAGATAAAGAGAAAATAAAGGCGGCCAAGGATAAAATAAAAGAAAGCGCCGGGAAGATGATGGATGATTTCAAGGCCATCAATGCCCTTTTTGGGGAAAGGGGTTCTTTTTCTACCGAGGAACTGGATGAAAATATTTATGCCCAGGTCAAGGACCGGCTGAATTCAGCATGGGGTCATGCCAAGGATACGGGCAAATCAATTGCTGAATTTGTGGCAGTGGCAATTGAAAATCTTTCTCATAAAGCGACCCCTTATTTTCACAGATGGGTTGACGAAGAAGTAACCGAGGAATATGATGGAGTTAAAACCAAGGAGGACATAGAAAATGGTAATGCCGATAACAGTAGAAGGGCAAGTGTATCAGGATCAAAGAAAGAAGATGATATCTCAAGCCCTGGAAGCAAAAGCGCCGAAGACGTTCCTGCAGCTAAAGAAAACAATGGGCCTGAATCAATTCTTGACGCAGACGGAAAAAGCGTTGATGGAGGATTACGATCAGGTGAGCGATCAAGTGTTGATGACGTGCAGGACAAATCCACCGGAAAACGAAAATCTTCAAAGCGCAGTACAGGCGATGGAGACGGGGCTACACCAGGCGTGGGAGGAAGTTCTGGCAAACCATCTGGAATTCAGCGACGAGGAAGAGATCACCGAATCGAGCCCGGAAGCATAGATCGTTCCGGAGGCTGGAAAAAAACGGCTGAAAGCAACCTCGCTGCCATAGCCCTGTATAAAAAAATTGTAGAAGAAAAGAGATTTGCCACACAGAACGAACAAAAAATTCTTGCTCAATATGTTGGGTGGGGTTCGTCAGAACTTGCCAACAATATGTTTCCTGGGTATGCCCAACAAAAAGAAGTTTTGCCAAATTGGGCAAGTTATGAGTGGAAAGATTCAGTTACCCGGTTGACCAAACTTCTTACGCCGGAAGAGATCAAAACCGCAGCGAAAAGCACACAATACGCCCATTACACAAGCGAAAAAGTTATAACATCTATTTATAAAGCTCTTAATGACATGGGCTTTAAGGGTGGCAAAATCCTTGAGCCTGGTATGGGTGTCGGTAATTTTGTGGGTCTTCTCCCTGAAAAAATGAGAAAGTATTCAAAATATACCGGCATTGAAATGGATCACGTTTCTGCTGGCATTGCAAAGCTGCTTTATCCGAATCAGAATATTATGCAGGCAGATTTTACCAAACAGTCTCTTCCTAAAAACTTCTTTGATGCTGCTATAGGCAATCCACCCTTTGGCAGTATCCCCATTCTTGCGGACCCGGAATATAGAAAACATTCTTTTTCTCTCCATAATTATTTTTTTGCAAAAGCAATTGACCGGGTTCGTCCGGGAGGATTGCTTGTTTTTGTCACCAGTAGATATACAATGGATGCGGTCAATGACAGGGCAAGAAAGTATATGACGGATCGTGCAGATCTTGTGGGCGCAATCCGGTTGCCACAGACAGCCTTTAAGAAGAATGCCGGGACCGACGTCGTTACCGATGTCTTGTTTTTAAAGAAAAGAGAGAAAAACACAAAACCATCCGGAGAAGCATGGGCAGGGACCACAGGAATAACATTAAAAGATTCTCTTGGGAATGATAAAGATGTCCAGATTAATGAATATTTCAAGAAACACCCTGAGATGGTCCTGGGGCAAAATTCATTGGCCGGGAAAATGTATTCCAAAAATGAATATACGGTTATGCCTTTGGATGGAGATATCGAAGACCATTTCGGGAAGGCAATAAAAAGACTTCCAAAGAAAATTTATTCTGCTACCACTGCAAAAGAAAAAGCCGTCCACGATGCCAAGGAAATAATAGAGAGGGATTTTAATCCAAAGAACAAAAAAGAAGGTGGCCTGTATATCGGAAAAGATGACAAAACTCTTATGCAGGTTAATTTTGGATCAGGCGTTGCATTAAGTTCCCGTAAAAAAATATCAGCACGGGACGCTGTAATGCTTAAAGATTGTATCGGGTTAAGGGACAAAATCAAACTTTCTCATCATGCACAGCTAAACGATGGCGATTGGAAAGCGGCCCTAAAGGATCTTCAAGGGGAATACAAAAAATTTGTTAAAAAACATGGGAATATTCATGCATATAATTCCGCATGGAAAACGGTTAAAAATGAGGATGGCACTAAAGAGAAGGTTGAAGAACGTCGATATAAGAAAAAGAGTACGCTTAGGCATGACGCAGAATACACCCTCGTATGGTCGCTTGAAAAGATTCTTGATGATGGGAATATTGTAAAATCGTCCATCCTCAAGGACCGGACCATCATGCGGCCAGTTACTCCAAAAATCAAAACAGTGCCGGATGCCCTTGCAGTGTCCTTGAACAGCATAGGGCACCTTGATCTTGACCATGTTGCGGAATTGGCCGGCAAGCCTGCAAAAGAAACATTAGAAGTCCTTGGGGACCTGATATATAAAGCCCCCGATAACGAGGAATATGTCCTTGCTGATGAATATTTATCTGGGGATGTCGTCACAAAGCTTGAAGAGGCAACTCTTGCAGTGAAACTGGACCCTGAATACCAAAGGAATGTAAAAGCATTAAAGGCCGTTCAGCCGGACCCGTTATCATCAAGCGATATTTCCGTCATGATGGGTGGGACATGGATACCTTCCAAATACTATAATGAATTTGCCAGGGACGTATTAGGTATAAGGTCCGCTAATTTGTCATATGACAAAAGAATCGGTACATGGGGTTTAGATTACAGAGGGGCAGCCCAGGGGTTAAGAAGTGCGTCTGACGATTGGAGCACAACCGCTAGAGGAAAGAACGAAATTCTTATGGCCGTTGTCAATAATAACCCTATCCGGATCACTGCAGCTATTGAAACGGCGGATGGCGGGAAAAGAACAATCGTCGACCAAGAGGCAACTACTGAAGCCAACGAAAAAGCCAGCAAAATGAGAAAAGAATTTTCTTCATGGGTATGGCGCGATATGGAACGATCAACAGAGCTCCTTGACTTATACAATAGAAAATATAACAACCTGGCCCCACGGAAGTTCGATGGCTCTCATTTAACCTTGCCCGGGGTCACGACAAAAATATCTCTTTATCAACACCAAAAAGATGCTATTTGGAGAATCATTCAATCCGGCAATACATACTTGAACCATGCAGTCGGGTCAGGAAAGACATTTACTATGATAGCTGCCGGAATGGAAATGAAACGCTTAGGGATGGTTAGGAAGCCTATGTATGTTGTACCTAACCATATGCTTGGGCAGTTTTCGCAGGAATTCCAGGAGCTTTATCCCATGGCTAATATTATGGTGGCAGATGAAGTGGATTTTAAAAAAGAGAATAGAAAAAACTTTGTTTCCCAGGCAACATTAAATAGTCCTGATGCCGTCATCATGACACACTCTTCTTTCAATCTTATCAAATCAAACGAAGAGAATATCAAACCTGTCCGAAAAGAATTTATCGGCAATATGGAGTATGCCCTTGAAACTATGCAGGACGAAGATGCTCCAAGAATGAAAATAAAGAAAATGGAATCAATGATCGAAAAGGCGGAACAAAGGTTTGATTCTCTGATAGGAGAAGGGGATGATGTCGTTTCCTTTGAAGATATGGGTATAGACTTTTTGTTTGTGGATGAAGCACATGAATTCAGGAAGCTTGATTTTGCAACAAACCGTCAGGTAAAGGGCATAGATACCAATGGATCAAAAAAGGCCATTGATCTTTATATTAAGACCCTTTGGCTTTCAAGCATAAATAAAGATCGGTCCCATGTGTTTGCCTCTGGCACACCGATTGTAAATACAATTGGTGAAATGTATACCATAAACAGGTTTTTCGATCGCAACGGGCTTGATAGTGACGGGCTTGAGCATTTTGACGCATGGGCCAGCATGTTCGGTCTGGTGGCATCTGACTATGAAATGAATTCGGCAGGTAGATATGAAGTAGTTGAAAGGTTTTCAAAGTTTGTGAATATTCCGGAAATGATGTCCAGAGTAAGACGATTCACGGATGTCCTGACAAGTAAGCAACTTGGCACAAGGGTAAAAAGACCAAAAATTAAAGGCGGTTCCCCTGAGATAGTGGCGACATCAAAAACGCCGGAATTATTAGAATACCAGACAAATGTTTTGCAACCAAGGATAGAAACAAGTCGAAAATGGAAACCGTCAAAAGAACAACCCGGCAATCCTGACCCTCTTATCAATATAATCACAGACGGCAGGCTGGCGGCAATTGATATCCGGTTTGTGGAGAATGGGGCAAAGAGTAACCCGGACAGCAAGCTTAATAAATATATTGATGACATTATCAAATCATACAAAGAGACAAAAGATAATCAATACCTTCTCCCCGGGTCAGAAAAAAAATCTATTGTTCCTGGCGGTGGGATTATTTGTTTTTATAATGTCGGGTTTGGGAAGAATGTTGCAGCAACCAGGGGATTTAATGCCAGGGCCTGGGCAACAAAAAGATTCACTGAGGCTGGAATACCTGGAAGCCATGTCGCATGGATTGACGATTATAATACCGCAGAAAAAAAACAGGGGCTTTTTAAGGCTGTCAGGGAAGGCAAAAAGAGAATCATGCTTGGATCTGCAAAAAAAATGGGGACGGGTGTTAATGCTCAGACACGATTAACGAATCTTCATTATCTTGATCCGCCATGGTTCCCGGCAGACGTTGAACAACCACAAGGTCGCATTGTCAGACAGGGCAATCAGAATGAAGAAGTATCTATAAAATGGTATGCGACAGAGGGTAGTTATGACTCTACTATGTGGCAAATGGTCGCCAGAAAATCCAGATTTATTGAGCAGGCTTGGGCAGGAGAAAAGGGAGTCAGAACCATAGAGGATGTTTCAAAAACTTCACAGTATGCCATGGCCTCGGCATTAGCTTCGGGTGATCAAAGATTAATCCAAATGGTTGGCCTCCAGGCAGATGTGAAAAGGCTCGAAACTCTTTCAGTTGCACATAGACGGAATCAGGGGGTAATAGCCAGGTCCATAAAAGATAATGGGTGGGATATAGAGCGGTATGAAAAACGTTTAAAGACCCTTCAAAAAGCTCAAGAAAAATTTCCAGAATACATATCAAAACTTGATGCCACCATTGGTAAAAAGAAATTTGACAATAAAAAAGATTTTAACCAGGCCTTAAAAGTCGCCGTTAAAAAAGCGGTCATGACGAAAGATGGGAAATTTAAGGCGGCCAAAAAGGTAGAAATAGCAGATATCAATGGTGCAAAAATTATCGTTGTCATTGAAAAGGGATGGCAAGAATTTCAAATGACAGCCAGTCTCGGAATTGTGAACGGGTTCTCTGATATAATTGGTGAATCCAGAATTTATGAGGGCAGGTTTAATGAATATTTTGATGATTCCAATATCGCTACCAAATCTTTAAATATGTTAAACAGGATACCCTCTGCAATTTCCACGATGGAAAGGCAGATCAAGGACAAGACAGAAGAAAACGAACGTGCCCAAAAACTTATAGGGCTTCCCTTTGAAAATCTTAGAGAGCTGAATGAAAAGCATGAAGAGTTGCGCTCCTTGGAAAAAGAGCTTGAAGACGAAGGCAAAGAAGTCTCTCCCGAAGAATTGGGGATAGGAGAAGCTGATACAGAAGACAACGACACTCCTACAAAACTCTCCACATCCGATGATATAAAACCCCTTTCCAGGAAAGAGATTCTTGAGGGTATCCGGGACCAAGAAAGTGGACTTGCATATATTGACAATAAAGGAAACGCTAATTGGACCGGCAGGAAGATCCCCACAAAAATGTGGCGGAGGCTGGAGGATGAAGGTGCAATATCTTACGTCCCGGGTGATGACATATGGGTTGATTCTTCCATTTATGATAAAAAGAAAGGACAAGTAGATACGTCTGTTTTCTCCACAGATCAACTCCCCGGCCAGGGCGTGAGCTTAAAAGATATTCAATCCCGCTTTAAAGGCCAAAAAGTTTTTATATCCAAAGACGGGCAGATATCAATTCGCCTTAAAAATGGCCATGGCCTGCGTATTGTCCGCACAAATGATATGGGCAAAGGCGATACACAGTTTGCCATTGAAACCGGCAGAATGGGCAAGGATGGCATTATTCTAGGTAAGTATAAAAGGGATACGATCACCCTGAATAAAGACCTTGCCAGCAACTTTACCAGAGACCATGAGTTAGGCCATTTCCTTATTGACAATGGAATGCTGACGCAATCTGATTTATTCGTCCTTGACGGAAAGATTGCAGCATTAAAGAAAAAAGGGCAGCTTAGATTTAAGCTTGGAAAGGATAAAGAGGAAAACAGGGTCAATGCCCTGGCGCAACTCCTTGAAGACCGGGAGCAATATCGAGGTACTGCAATCGGTAAAATTTTACAGAAGATTGCAGACATAATTGACGGGTTTTTCCATATAGCCAGCATGACCGAAAGAAAGCTGGCCAGACAAGTTGAAAGCGGTGGTATTTTTTCGCGTGAAGCGTCCCAAAAAGGTTCTAAAGAGGGAAAATTCCAAACCACAGCAGACTTAGAATATGAAGAACAGGAAGACACCTTCATCCAAAAAGCCACGGATCTTTATACTGGGCTTATCAAACACAGAAAAGACAAGGGTAAAAATTATAATGAAGATATATCCGCCATGGCGCACATTTTCAAAACGACCATGTATAATGCTGAGAAGATTGGTGGAGCATACAAGCGCCTTTGGAACGTAATAAGAAAACAAAACGATCACAAGTTTAATGCTCAAAGGGACTTGTGGTATGAAGGGGACCATTCCCTTTTGGAGACGTTTAAGGCTTTTGCCAAAAAGCACAAAGAAGAATATGCCGAGATCAAAGAATATTTGACCCAAAGGGATATCGAGAAAAAAGGCTTTTTGGTTAAAAAAGACAACGATGAATTCACTCTTTTGCATTGGAAAAAAAAGAATGGCGTTCGAAAAATCATAGGAACATATGGCACAAAAGAAGCCGCATGGGAAGACGGAGTTTTGATTGAGGCTGAAGAGTCTGGCTTTTCCCCTGAAGGACAGGAGGCTTTAATCGCTTTTAGGAAAATGTCACATAACCTGTATCATCATTTTGCCATAAATCTGGAAGAATCTATCGCCGCATATGAAAAGGCAGGTCAACCGTTACCACAAATAACCATTCAGACAGAAGAAGGGGTCACTCAAATAGATTTGAGGGCCGCCGCTGAAAGAATGGGTGACTTGAGGGGGTCTTACTTCCCCAGGCTAAGGAATTCCGGGAAATGGCGCGTTATCGGGCATAAAAAAGGGTCTGCAAAGCAAATGCAATTCTTTGATACTCGTCGGCTTCCCGGTGGAGCGAATGCTTATCGGGCAGGACTCGAAAGGAAAGGGTTTAAAACTGAAATAGAAAAAGTCGGAAAACTTTCGGAAGACCTTTTTCAATCCCTTGAACCTCTCCTTGCACAGCAGCAGATATTGAACAAAGCCATGAAAGATATCAGCAATGAGGGCAAACAAAGGATACTTGAAGATGCAAATATTAAAGCAAAATGGGAAGGAGATACCTTTATATTATATGGCGCTCTCAAGGATGATATAGAAGAGTCAGTTAGACACCTGGGAGGAAAATTTAAAGAACGGTGGCTAAAAAACACTTATCGTCCAGAGATTGCTTTTGAGGACATCGAAGGGCAAGACCCTTATGAATTTGAACAAAAAGTGACAAGCGCTATCCTACATTCAGGCGGGCTTGAAGTCGATATGGATTTGGCCTTTGCTGATGCCATGGTGAAACAATACGATGCCATATTGAAAGGCCGGGGAGCAAGATCCAGGATGCTTGCAAGGTCTGATTCGATAGGCATGGATGTTGTCCAGGGGTATGAACT